ATATTCTCTCTCAGAGTGTCAATCGGGGACTTACCTCTAAACTCACCTGGCATCAAGATAGAACCTGAAATGTGAAGCATCTCATCGCCAGACAAAACCTTATTACCCTCAACAGTCGACGTGTAAAACTTTTGACCCAAAGCATTACGACTAACCTGCACGTTCAAAGGGTTCAAAACAACCATGTTCACAATCTCGCCAGAACCATCTCTAAACATACGTACAAAAGCGTTACCGTCAATCAGCAAGCTAATCATCGTTTGCTGCCAAAACGCCACACTAGGCATAGCAACATCAGGTTTAGAAACCCAAGCAGGCTTCGGCCTATAAGGGTAAGCAATACCGTCACGCCTAATGTAAGTGTCAACAGGCAACGCAGAAACAGTGTCACTAATCAAAGAAACACACGCCCAAACAGCGTTTACAGTCAACGAAGTGTTGTAATCAACAAACGCTGAAGACTGTGTTTCATACGAAGTCAGATCACCTGCACCCCACAAACTCTGAAAACTTATAGCACGAGTTTCACCTGCAAGATTTCTAAGCATTACTTGCCACCCTTATCTAAAGCCAAACCAAACAACAACACACCAACACCAGCCAAAACGACACCGGCAGGGACAAAGATAAGCCCTGCACCAACAGCAATAACCGCTATACCAAGTGCCTGCAAAATCGTAGGTAACAAAATCATCCTTAGAATGTAAAGAACTCTGGCAACGCCATCGTTTCTAGTTTACTTGTTGCTCTATCATAGGCGATAACAAAAGCCACCCCAGCGTCAATCTTGCGTGGGGAATTGCGAGACTCTTTGACGATACGCTGCCCCAAATTGTCTATCTTCAAAACACAGTTATCCAAATGCCTTGCAAGCAACGGATCACCGTCATGAGTCAAAGTGCCTTCAGTAACAGAGTCATAAACCTTCGCACAACCAGTCACCATACGTCTAGCCGAAGTCGAGTTGTATTCAACTACAGGCAAACCCAAATCCTGTAACACCTGCATACTTCGTTGCCAGCGGAAAGGGTCAAAAGCAAGCTCTTTCACATTCGGGTGAGTCTGACAAAAGTCAATCAACGCCTGCTCAACTGCAAGCGTGTCCACACGCCAATCATCCAAATCATCAAGCTGCTTCTCCCACGCCTTCACCAAGAAAACGTGTGGCTTATCCTCACGAGACTTAGGGACAGTCACCCCAACAATGGCAGTCGTGTCACCACTAAACGAGCCGTCAATACCTAAAACAATCTCAGCCAAATCATCAACAACAACACTCTTATCTGCAAGCGTGTCCCACAACCCTGCAGGCAACCAAGCATTTTGTGAGCTAACCCACTGATTGCAACGCTTAGTCCGAAACTCTGCTTCAGGAGTCCTTTTAACCATAGACTCAAAATCGGCCTTGCTGTTCAAATCACCATAGCCAGGATTAGCCAGCATCCAAGTGCTTTCCAACTTATGATCTGCATCCAAAGGTGCTTCCCACCAAAACATTTTAAATGTCGGGTCAATAATTTCACCGCGAGCAACCTTCTGCCCATATTGATACAACTGATAAGCAGTCGAATCCTGCCCTGTCGCATCAGACTTCACACCACAAGTAGTAGTTGCAAGCATCATAGGCTGCTTCCTAGAAGCCATAGAGAGCTGCATGACATCCCACAATTCACGATTAGGCAAAGCATGCACTTCATCAAAGATTACAGCTGAAGCGTTTAGACCTTCCTTAGAATACGCTTCGGCACTAAGCACACGCCAAATAGAACCAGTCGCAGGCACTTCAATAACATCCCTATAAATGTTGCACATCGCAGCCAACTCAGGTTCACGCTCAATAATCTTTCGAGCATCACCAAACGTAATTCGTGCCTGCTCCTTCTCAGCTGCACAACTATAAACTTCACCACCCTCATCACCATTGAAAAGAAACCAGAGTCCAACGCCAGTCATCAGGGCAGACTTACCTTGCTTCCTTGCTAACCCGATCAGTGCAGTCCTTGTAGCAAACAAACCATTCTTATCTAAGGCCAAAGTTTCAATCAACAACTGTTCCTGCCAAGGGCGTAACTTGATTAGTTCACCTGCATTACCAGCAACAGAATCTTTAGTCAAAGTAACAAACGTGTTTATAAAGTCAATAGCATCAGCACCCTTAGACCCATACTGCAAATCCGTAGGGGTCAACCAAGCAGGCGGCCAACTACTTATTACGCTCATCAGCCCTACGCTTCAACGCTTCCATCTTGCTTATAGCCTTGACTTCAGCAACACCTAACTTACTTCTATCTGCAGGGGTAAAACCTAACAGCGACAAATTACGGATAATACGATCATCAAGTTCACGCAACGCTCTACGCTCACGCCAATCATTAGACTGCATAACCCTGACACGCAAGTTCCAACGCTCATCAACAAGCTCACAAGTCATCAACAACAACTCTGCATCCGTATTGGCAGAAATCCAAGACAAACCTGAACCCCAAACCTTATCCCAAAACTCTCTGCCATACTTCAGCAACGGTCTAGCAGGGTCAGGCACAGAAACAATCGGTTCAAGATACTGAACAACACTCGTATCAGGTAAAGGCCGCCTACCAGGGTTACCAAGTTTGCGTTTTATCTCTGTAGGTTTGGCAGGTCTTCCAGCAGGCAAAACTAACCTTCAATCAGTTCAGCAGTCTGCCCAGTCAACTTTTCCCACCGAGCAATAATCACATCAACATACTTCGGGTCAAGCTCCATCATGAAACAAGTTCTATCAGTCTGCTCACAAGCAATAAGCGTTGAGCCACTACCACCGTATAAGTCGACAAGCAAATCTTTTGGCTTACTAAACTGAATAATAAACCACGCAGCCAAAGCAACAGGCTTCTGTGTAGGATGCACTCTGGTTTCATCCCCATGTGCAGTGTAGTTAGTTGTTACAAGAACACGAACTAATTGACGACTATGCTTCGCCTTTGACCAAACCGTTTCAAAGCCACTACCAAACTTCCCATCAAGCAAGCCTGTTCTTTTATCGTCACTGTATTTATCCCAAATCAACCAACTGCCTAAGTCAGGATATTTCCTGTTTAAAGTTTCTACATAGTAATCTGCACCCCACAAGAAGATTTCCTTACAATAACTGAAGTAGTCCAATAAGAATCTTGCATCAAATTGTTTATCATCAGCAATAACAGAATCATAAGAACGATTAGATCCCATTTGTGTGTAATCAGTATCAAGGTTCATGCCATACGGGGGGTCAGAATAGACAACTGTTGCTTTCTTATCTTGCATCAATTTATCCACGCTTGCCTTGTCGCTTGAGTCACCACACATCAGCCTGTGCCTGCCTAACTTCCAAACATCACCTAACTTAGATTTAGGTTCAACCTGTTCAGGTATGTCATCTTCAACAACTTCCTGCAACTCATCAACAGGCAATTCAAAACCCAGTAACTCAATGTCAAAATCTGCTTCCTGCAACTCTAAAAGTTGACTAGCCAAAACTTGTTCATCCCACGCAGCCAACTCAGCTGACCTGTTATCTGCCAAAGCATAAGCCTTTACCTGATCTGCACTCCAACCATCAGGGACTCTAACAATGCTTATTTGCTTCCAACCTAAAGTTCTAGCTGCAGCCATCGTGCCATTACCTGCAACCACAGTCTTACCCCAAACAACAATCGGCTTACGTTGACCAAACTGCTCCAAAGAATCGGCTATTGCCTTCAAGTTCTTGGCATCATGCTTACGAGCATTACGAGGGTCAAGGTCTAAATCATCAACGTTTACAAGCTCAATTTCCATGCCCTAAGCCTATCCAACTAAAACCCTAAATTTTGCGACTATCTACAAAGAGATAGGTGCGGGGTGAAGAAAACAAACAGTAAAACAAAATTGACCCCCAATGGGTAAAACCAGGGGGCTATTGCCACTCACCTATTGGCTTGTTGCCACGTCTTGAATTGCAAATCAAATGAGCTGCTTGCAAGTTTCTTTGTTCGTGCGTTCCACCTAGAGACCTAGGTATTTTATGGTCAAGTGAATAAGACATCGGATCAGGATGTTGAAGTAATAAATCTATAGGCTTAGTGCATAACTGGCAGATTCCCTTATCCCTATAGAAGATACGTGCCCGCCATAAAGGTCTATTGGAAGATGACCATTTGTTGGCATCCCCCTGTCTTTTTTTATCTTCTTTATAGAAATGCCTACAGCTGGTACTACAGAAAATAAGGTTGTTTCTGGCACCTGTAAATTGTTTTTTGCAAGCACGACAGATAAGAACATGAACAGTTGGCACTTGAGTTCTTTGTCTTCGTGCGAGACTTTTACGTCTATCTACGCATTTTCTTGAACAATAAACTTTAGAGTTTATTGATGTTACAAATTCGGTTGAGCACCATTTGCAGTTGCGTGTAAAGTTATTCATATCGGACTCCTTGTAAGTCTGGTCAAGCCCCTGAATGTTTACGCATTGCAGGGGTACTTCTATTTTATAGCCCTTAGAGTAATGGCTTGTTGCCACGTCGAGAGTTGCAGACTGAGTGGGCAGGGGCTAAAGGACTGTCAGGGTTGCCTGGTAGTAGGTGATCTGCAGTGATGTCTTTGCGGTCTGTGAATGGTTGCTTGCATAGGTGGCAGTGTGTGGCTGTAGCCCGAAGGTATGCCCTAGCTCTACGATACGTTGATGAGTCGTATAGGGTACGCCCCTGTTTGCGGTTGTTTTGTCTTAGTCGTTCACGTTCATCAACGGTTGCTTGATGTGTGTCACAGTAACTTCCGCCTGTTGTTAGTTGATTGCAGGCTAGGCATGGTTTAGGGAATCTGCTCATTATTCATCCATCGGGTCGTTGTATTGGTCGTACAGGGCTTGAAAGCCTAAAGCGACAGTGTTATCGCTCGAGACTTGTATCGGGCTTGTATCGGGCGTGTGTGGCTTCTCTGTGTGTTTGTGTGTTCGTCTCCAAGTTTTGACTAGATTGATTGCTTCACGATCATCTGTCTCAAACTCTGCACCACAGCTGCACACTTCCCGAATCATGTTATGACTCTAACAAACCTTATTTGAGATTTGCTGAAGTCCGACAAAGGCTGAATGACTGTTGTCTTATACATGGCGTTAGCGTTGATTATCAGGTTGTTGCCTAGGTAGATTGCTGAGTGATAGAAGCTCTTACTGCCTGGATAGGCGAAGACAACTATGTCCCCTACTTTAGGTGTGCTGACACGTTTACCTGTGTGACCTTGTTTGTTTGCACTGTGTGGCAGTGTGATGCCTAAACGTTTGTAGGTGTACCGGACTAGCCCTGAGCAGTCCCAACCTGAGATGCTTGACCCTGAGAAAACGTAGGCAGTCTTATGCACTCTTGTTGTCAGGTAGTTGACTACCTTCTTGAGTTGTTGACGTTTCTGCTTTTGCTTTAGTTCTTTGGCTAGATCCAATGCTTTAGCTTTGAAGTCATATGTGACCTTTTGCACAGTGATTGCAGGTTTGGCTTCTATTTGTGTTGTCGTTGAACCTAGATTTAGGCTTAATATGAGTGCGACTATTGCAGTTACTTTAACGCTCATCGGGCATCCTTACCCCATCCGCCACCAATGAAGCGGACAGTTTGTAACCCGAACAGTCTAACCATTGGCTTGTCACACTTCGGGCATAGAGGGATTGTGTGTGTTTCGTTTATTTCGAATACCATAACTTCGATTTCGTTACAGTCATTGCATTGATACTTGTATGCAGGCATGTTTGTCCTTTCTCTGCGTGACGGAGCAGGAATCGAACCTGCG